CGCTTGCGCATAATACACCCCATGTGCGTATGCGTGCGCGCGCATGTGCGTGTGTGTGCTACTGTCCCCCTTTTTCGCAAAAACGGTTACAAAGTTACAAATTGTGTCAAGTATTTGATTTAATTATGTAAAAAACGTAACCTTAGCGGTTACAATTGGGTTACACTTCGGTTACAAATGACCTGTTGACCGTAACCGATGGATGATGTAGGTATACCCCAAGAAAGGAGTCCCATATGCATGCAAGAGCAAATTGATGAATTTATCGACTACATGGTGTCTCATGGCATCGCGCCGCACAACCCAAAAGATATAGTTGCCGACGATACTATCCACAGATACAAACTATACGACGATAAGTCGCACGTCAAGACTGGAAGCTACAGGGTTACGGTTGACGATGATGGGTTTGGATATGGTTGGTGCCAGAGTTTTAGGGAGGGGGTAACGCACTCTTGGCATACTAAGGCGGGGCGCAAATTAACCCCGGAACAAAGGGCTGAACACAAACGTAAGACTGCGGCCGCAAAACGCAAGCGCGATCTCGATCGCGAGTTGGAGCATAAGAAGTCGAGAGCCGAGGCTGTTGCTATGTGGAAATCGGCGTCAAAGTCGGGATGCAGCCCGTACGCCGATCGTAAGGGGGTTACCCTGCGCGGGGTTCGATACGATGGCGATACTGTTTTGGTGCCAATGTGGCGCGGCGGCGAGATGGTATCGGTGCAGCGGATACTGCCAGACGGAACCAAACTGTTCATAAGAAATAGCGACCACGTTGGCGCATACTTCAGTATCAAGGGCGACATTGATACAATTGCAATATGCGAAGGTTTAGCGACTGGGTTCAGCGTTCACGAGGCGACTGGATGGAGTGTGATATGCGCATTCAACGCCGGAAACCTAAAGCCAGTAGCGAAGTCTATTCGCGACAAATATCCAAACGCACGCATTGTGTTTGCATCGGATAACGATCATACTGTTACCAAGGGCGACGGGACATTATGGAATCCAGGACGCGAGAAGTCCGAACAGGCTGCGGTGGATATAGGCGGGGCACAAGTATTTATGCCAAATCCATATGAGGGGGTTACAGACTGGAACGATATTCATACGATGTACGGCATTAATGCTGTGCGTGACGGGTTGATAAATACAGATATATCGGCAACGGAGGACACGTGGGAGCCTGATAATGAACCAGACGTTGTTATCAACGATGACCCATTGGAACTTATAAAGCCGCTTGGATACAATAACGGCATTCATTATTTTCTTCCAATGACAACAGGGCAGATAACTCCGTTTTCAGCAACGGCATTAGGCCGCAAGGAAAACCTATTTCAGCTGGCAGATAGAGCGTTCTGGGAGCGCATATACGCACCAGAAGATAACATGACTAAGATTTCTGAATATGCTTGCGGTGATTTAATCAAGGCATGCCAGGAAAAGGGTTTTTTCAGGCCAGATAACGTGCGCGGCGTTGGCGTGTGGGAAGAATCCGGAAAGATTCTGGTCAATTGCGGTGACCTGATTGTCGGAGATGGTATAAAGTGCTATCCGTCTGAATATCGAGCAAAAAACTTTTATGAGGCTGGTCCTAGAGTAATTGATCTAGGGTATGCACCGATGACGAATAAGGAGGGGGCGGAATTTCGAGATATATGTAAGCGTCTGAGTTGGAAAAAACCGCAATACGCAGATATTATGGCTGGATGGTGCGTAATATCAATGATCGGCGGAGTGTTAAGGTGGAGGCCGCATATATTTTTGACCGGGCCAAAGGGCACCGGAAAATCGACTGTAATGGACTATATAATCAAGCGCGCTGTTGGAGGCATTGCTGTATGTAGAGACGGTGGCACAACTGAGCCAGGTGTTCGAAAGGCGCTTGGGTGCAGCTCCAGACCATTTATCATGGATGAGGCTGAGAGTGAAAGCCGACAAGACATTGCACAAATGCAGAAGATATTTTTTCTGTTCCGGCGTGCATCGTCTGGCGCTATTGTGGAAAATGCTTATTCAACATTCGTTGTCAGGTCATGCGCTTGTTTTGCTGCCATCAACCCGAGGCTAGATCATGGCGCGGATAAGGAGCGCAGCACGGTACTCGAATTATGTGCCGACACAGACGTTGGGCACGAAGATCGGTGGAATGCTCTGAAGATTGATATTCGTCGTATAATGACAGATGAATTTGCTCACAAGTTAATGTCGAGAACCGTGGCAAATCTTGATGTGTTAATGCATAACATAGACGTATTTGTGGCCGAAGCAAGCACTATTCTAGGGTCTATGCGGGCTGGGGACCAGGTCGGGCCGATGATTGCAGGGGCGCACTCATTGATAAGCAATAAGAAAATAACGCCGGAGTTTGCGCGGGACTGGATGATTAATCAGGATTGGGGATGGCATTCGGAAAGCCAAGAAATATCAGACAGCGAAAAAATGATTGGCAAATTGATGACATCTCGAATCCGATATGATGACGGGGGTATGGCCCGAGAAAGTCAGGTAGCCGAGATGGTTCAGACGGCTTATAACCCATCGAATCCCGGTTACAATGCGTCGCGCAAGGGGCTAGGCTCATACGGCATGAAAATTGTTAAAGATAGGCTTGTAATAAGTAATAGTTGTAACCCCATTAAGGGTATATTGCGAGAAACGCCGTGGACAGATTACCGAAGAACCCTTGCAAATTATCCAAACTCGGACAACTTTGACAATAAGACAGTTCGGTTTGCCCCTGGAATTGCGAGCAAAGCCACAAGCATTCCTCTGTCTGATATTATTGATATACCTAATGTTTTGGCGGGCGATGATGGGTTTGAAATGGAGGGGTTTCAATGACATCAGTCACTTTGTTTGACGATCAACTAGCGCTAGTTGATAAAACTAGACACGCAATGCGATTTAATAAGTCTGTTTTAATACAGGCCGCTACCGGATTTGGTAAGACAAGAATTGCTGCGCATATGATAGATTTGGCGAGAATTAGGGGGATGCGCACCGGGTTCATGGTTCCTCGTAGGGAATTACTTAGACAAACTGCACAAACAATGGATAAATTCAAAATTCCATATGGGTATTTTGCATCTGGATACAGTCCTAGCCCGTTTAAAAAGGTCCAGCTAATTACAAGCGGTACGCTTGCGCGCAGATTGGATATTGCGCCGAAGCTAAATGTCCTGTTTGTTGATGAAACACATTTTGGCGGCGTTGAATTAGACCGCATAATTAATCATTACAAGAAAGCGGGATCGTGGGTCATAGGATTATCTGCAACACCAATGAAAACGTCTGGTAAGGGAATGGATGAGTGGTACGACGATATGGTTTGTGGCCCGTGTATCAGGTGGTTAATAGATAATGGGAGACTGTCGGATTACAGATTATTTGCGCCAAATATACCGGACCTGAGCGGGATTAAAACCGTTGCTGGAGATTATGCAAGGGGTCAGCTTGCAAGCTACATGGAGCATGATAGAGTATTGATAGGTAATGCGGCGCGTCATTACAAAAAACATGCGCTAGGAAGACTGGACGTTGTTTTCTGTACATCAATCAAGCACGCGGAATTGACTTCTGCGGAGTTCAATGAGATGGGAATTCCGTCTACATTTGTACATGGGAAACTAGGTGGAGATGAAATAAAGCGCCGCATAATGGCATTCGCCAAGCGTGACGTGCTGGCATTGTGTAGCGTGGACTTACTGACGTTCGGCTTTGACTTATCTCAAGCCGCCGGAATTGATGTCACGGTCGAGTGTATGAGCGATCTCAGGCCTACTAAATCTCTTACTCTGCAAATGCAAAAGATAGGACGGGTATTGAGAATGAAAAACTTTCCTGCTTTGATATTTGACCACGCTGGAAACTCTGGAATACATGGCCTTCCATGTGACGATCGAAAATGGACACTGGCGTCAAAGGATAAGAGGAAATGCGGCAGCAGTGATCCGACTATTCCGACCCGCCAATGTTCAAGCTGTTACTACGTACATCGCCCATCGCCTACGTGTCCTAATTGCGGGTTTGAATACCCAATATTAAGCCGTGAAATTGAGGAAGTAGACGGTGATTTAGAAGAGGTCACAGAGGTAAACCGCATGACGCCTAAAAAGGAAATAGGTATGATAGCCAGACGTGACGGGTTGGCTGGATTGATTGAGTATGGCAAGGATAAGGGGTATAAGCCAGGATGGGCCAGGAAACAAATGATGGTCAGGGGATTGGCATGATGGAATACGAATGGGTTAACGGCGGAGATAAAAATATCCCAGATCACAACAAAAACATGCTATGAAAGGTTGAATACAAGTCTGATAACTATGGGTTAAAATAATTCAAAACATTAAACGATGCAATTGATTGGAGGGATAGAGTTGATTACCGCAATGAGTTTCCGCTTTGATGAACCCAGGATTTGAACCATTCGTAACGCCAGACGCACCAGACGCGGCGGAACGTGCTAAAGAGTTTTGCAGGGTTCGAGGGTTAACCCCGGACGATGTAAAAATAGTGAGGCGGGAAAATTGCGTTTGTGTAGTCGTAAAAAGGAGGTGCAAGATTAAGATATGAGAAAGGAGGCCAACATCGTCGGGGATTGCATGATTGCAATGAGTGAGGCTGGTGGAATAGCATGGCGAAACAATACCGGCATCCTAAAAGACAAGACGGGCCGTCCTATTAAGTTTGGGTTGTGTATAGGTAGCTCAGATATAATTGCAATCGCACCAGACGGCGTATTTACCGCAGTAGAGTGCAAGACAGAGAAAGGCAAGGCAACCCCCGCTCAACTTAGGTTCATTGGTGCAGTTAAGTCTAAGGATGGTCGCGCGGGGGTTGCACGTTGCGGCAAAGATGCTGTTGACATCATGCTTGGCAGGGTGTAGGGGTTAGGTTGTAGCCATAGGAGGGTTAAGTATGGAATGGAAAGATATTAGCACGGTTCCAGACGACGCGGGGACTCACGTCAGGGGGTTAATGATAAAAAACATCGAGACCGGCGCTAAATGGTGGAAGGTCACAGCTGGTCATATAAATGATTACGGTGAATTTGTAGACGATGAAAACTACTCACCTTGGAATGCTGGGGATTACACTCACTGGATTCCACTACCGCCCGCGCCGGAGGATGAATAATGCACCCACAAGCAACAATACACAACGTCGAGCAAGGCAGCGACGAATGGCACGCCGCCCGCAACGGGTTGCTAACTGCATCTGAGGTTAGGCTAATCCTAACCCCGACACTCAAGGTTGCCAACAACGAAAAAACTCGCGCACACGTTTGGGAGTTGGCGGCACAACGTATCAGCGGATATACTGAGCCAACGTACATCGGAGACGATATGCTACGCGGTTATGTTGACGAGGTTAAGGCACGTGACGCATATAACGACCACTATGCGCCAGTCGAGGAATTGGGGTTCATCACGCGCGACATCGGCGGGTGCATCATGGGATACAGCCCGGATGGCGCGGGTATGTTTGATAACTTTGGTATTGAGTGCAAGTCGAGAAGGCAAAAATACCAGATCGAAGTAATCACTACAAATGAAGTCCCTCAAGACCATATGCTGCAACTACAGTCCGGTCTATTAGTAACTGGCTGGGATTACATCGACTATATCAGCTACAGCGGCGGATTGCCTATGTGGGTTATTCGCCAAGAGCCTATAGCGGAATATCAATATGCGATCGCCAATGCTGCTATTGCATTTGAAAAGCAAGTTCAAGAGAAGATTGCTAAATACCGTGAACGCATCGGTGCGGCTGACATCGTAATCGAAACTGAACGCGAACGACCGGATACGGAGGTATACTTTGAATGAGTGTCGTTAGGGTAATCGACTTTGAAACAACAGGATTTGAGCCTCCCTTTCAAGTATGTGAGGCGGCTTACTGTGACTACAGTGTAAATGATGGATATGTCGGGGATTATCATTCATGGCTTTGCGGTGTTGACGTAATGCCTCCAGATGTTCGCGCAGTTCATCATATCAGTAAATCAGACTGCGAAGGAATGCCGCCATTTGATCCAGATACTATGGATGATGACAAGGTAACTGTTTTCTGCGCTCACAATGCTGATTTTGAGCAGAAGTTTTTCCAGACGCCAAAGCCATTCATTTGCACGTATAAGTCTGCGCTGCGTGTTTGGCCTGATGCGCCCTCTCACAGTAACGGCGCTTTAAGATATTGGTTGGAAGATCAAGGAAAGATTGAACCTGAAAACGAAAAGACGCAACCATCACATAGGGCTGGACCAGATGCGTATGTAACCGCTTGGATACTCAAGGGTCTATTTAATGAAGGTGCAACAGGTAAACAGATGGTTGAATGGACTAAAGAACCCAGGCTATTGATCAAATGCCCTATTGGTAAATTTAGGGGCATCCCGTGGTCGGATGTTGACATGGGGTTTCTTGCATGGATGATCAAACAACAAGACATGGGTCATGATCTAAAATGGAACGCATCGAGAGAAATCGAAAGGCGAAATAAATGACAAAAGACGTAACAAAAGCAATCCAGCCCAAAAGCGACCAGCTGAACAGTGATAACCTTATCACTGGACCGATGACCATCAAAATCCGTGACGTGCAAGTAAAAAATGAACCAGAGCAACCTATCTGGATATACTTCGATG